CGAATGTGCTGATGACCAGTACATCCTTGAAGCAGCAGAAGAGGCAGGTGTTGACCTCCCTTCATCGTGTAAGGCAGGCGCTTGTTCTGCTTGTGCTGGCAAACTCATCTCTGGCACCGTTGACAACGAAGAACAGTCGTTCCTTGATGATGACCAACAAGCAGAAGGTTGGGTTCTCACTTGCGTTGCTTATCCCACTAGTGATTGTGTAATCCTCACTGAGCAGGAAGAAAATCTGTGATGATTAATAATATTCTTCTTGCTGCTGCTGTATCCATTTCTGTAAATTCTCTGTGTGCTCCTGTGCTCGCAGAAAATGTTACTTCTTCTGAAGAAGTTCCTGCTGCTTTTGGTAATTTTACTGGAACAAGTGACACACCACCAATTGTCGTACTTTATGCAATTGGTGTTGCTGATAACATTGCTTGTCGCAATTCTGCACGTAAAAAGTTCTTTGAACTAGGTGCTCGTAATAAAATGTCTTCTAGTAAAAACAATTCTCACTGGGGAACTATTGGAACTAATATGAGAGCAGTTGTTTGGTGTCGTGAAACTCAGGCAATTGTTGCTGTGACTGGATACCATTACGATTCTGTAATTGAAGTTCGTAATGCTATTGTAAACGCATTCTGATGAGCACTAATGATATGCTAGGACAATTTGCACTTGCTCTTGAGAAGCTCGGATGGGATGCTGATGATGACATCTCAGTTGAAATTGGTGGTGTAGCAGTCACAGGAACTGCTACTAGTCCGAACGCAAACCCAAAATGGGCAAAACCTTTTGGAACAGTCACCTATCAAAACGATGCTTTCATCGTAATCAAAAACAAGTCAAGGAACCCAGTTGTTCCTTCACAACCAAATCCTGAACTTAAACAAAAACACTCTTATCAAGGAGAAAACAAATGAAAAATCTTTTTAACGAGCGCAGTGAGCGCATTAATGGTTGGTTCGCAATGATTGGATTCGTTGCAGCAACTGGTTCCTATCTCGCTACTGGGCAAATCATTCCAGGCGTATTCTGATGGAGGTTAAAATGCGTAAAGAACAATACGAAGTCCCACAAGTACAATTTGTATTTCGTGAGAATGGTGAGTTTGTAACTTGTACCTCTTCAGAACTCTTCAATGGCAAACGTGTGGTCTTGTTTAGTCTGCCTGGTGCTTTCACTCCTACTTGCAGTGCCTATCAGTTACCTGGATTCGAAGAGAAATACGACGACTTTATTGGTAGTGGCATCGACGCTATTTACTGCATCTCTGTTAATGATGGGTTTGTCATGAATGCCTGGGCACAAGACCAGAACATCAAGAATGTAAAACTCATTCCAGACGGCAATGCATATTTCACACGTTCTATGGGTATGCTCGTCAATAAGTCTAACCTTGGTTTCGGTGACCGTTCTTGGCGTTATGCTATGGTCGTGGATAACGGAGTCATCGAGAAACTATTCGTTGAGGAGGGGCAACGGGACAATGCCGACACCGACCCTTACGAGGCGACTACTCCAGAAGTGGTTCTCGATTATGTAAAATCTACAGTACGAGAAACGGCAATTGTTTGAGTAAAGGAGGGGTTAACCCTCCTTTTTTAATAAATATATTATCGAATGAATAGGAACGATGAGAGTAGATCTTCACAATTTCTTTAAGCACTACGACGAAAAGAACCCCAAGCATGTAGCAGCAGTAGAACAACTTGAGGTTGATTTAGCAGGTAAGTGCGAAGATCTAATTGAAGACTCGGCAAACTGGGTAAAAATTTTTAGAACCAAAGTAGAACCAGTTGTTCCTGGAGTTCTTAACGTTCCTTATTATCCACAGACAGATAATTACAGAGACGCAAACAGAACCTGTAATTCATCTTCCTGTGCTATGGTTTTAGAATATTTTAAACCAGGCACACTCAAAGGAGCAAAGGGTGATGATGCCTATGTTCAAAAAGTATTTTCACTCGGTGATTCTACAGATCACTCAGTTCAAACAAAGGTTCTGGAATCTTACGGTATTAAATCACACTTCAGTTACAATCTTTCTTTTGCTGATCTTGATCGTGAGCTTGCCGCTGGAAGACCTGTTGTTATTGGCATTCTTCATAGGGGGACTTTATCTCGTCCCACAGGCGGACACATGGTAGTTGTGATTGGTAAAAAAGGTGAAGACTATGTTGTAAATGATCCTTATGGTTCACTGAATGATGGATACACTGGGGCAGTAACCAACGGTAAGGGTGCTGTGTATAAGAGATCTGATCTTGAAAGAAGATGGACTCCTGATGGACCTAAATCTGGATGGGGTAGAATTTTTGATGTAAAAAAGTAGAAACGACATCACAGGTTCCTCAGTGTGGTGTCGATCTAATCAAACAGTTTGAAGGTTGTCACTTAACTGCTTATCCTGATCCTCTAACTGGTGGTCTTCCAATTACTATTGGTTGGGGATCCACCCGTAAAAGAAACGGGCAACCCTTTCATCTGAAAGAAACGATCACTCAAGAAGAGGCAGATGATTTATTAATCTTTGATATTGAATCTAAGTTTTTACCAGCACTTCAAAAGATACCTTATTGGAGTGAGATGAATGACAACCAACGTGGAGCACTTTTATCCTTTGCTTACAATCTCGGTGCTGGCTTCTATGGTGGTAGGGGGTTCAATACTATTACGACTAATCTTAATCAGAAGAATTGGCAAGCAGTCCCAAATACATTGAAGTTATATCGTAATCCTGGTAGTAATGTTGAGGTTGGATTGTTAAGAAGAAGAGGTGCTGAAGGTAAACTTTGGTCTTCATAATTTGTTACAAGCAATAAATAGTATTACCGTCTAATAGTAAGTAAATGTCCGCCGAGCAATGTAACAACACAGATCATGTAATTTTGTTACAGAAGCTGGATAAGATGATACTTGTTGCTGAAGCTTCGGAATATGATTCTGGATTTCGTAGAAGACTACAATCATTTCGTAATCTTTTAGTTATCCATGCTGCTAAAACAAAAGATCTTGGTGAAGCTGCCCAGTCATTAATTAATGGACATAGGAAAAGAATTCTTGCTTTTGGGATACCAATCACCTTGTCTATTGCTATTCCTTATCTTGTATTGACTAAAACATCTTGGTTTATTCAAAAACCACTCATATGTCACGAGTTTCCTACAAAAAATAAACTACATCCAGGCAAACTACAAGTCTGCGTTAATGGTGTTTCTCATCCATATAAACCTGAGAATGGTGATGTTGAGTTAGATATTACCTTTATGAGAACTCATTGGGAAAGAGTTCAAGCAGATGTAGATTTCTGGGTTACTGATGAGATTGCTGATAAGAAAGTAGATTATACTGGTGAATATAATATCCAAAGAGTTAGAACTTACAATAGAAATGGAATTTTAGTTGATGATAGGAATAATGAGGTAAGTTCTTGGATTGATCCTTTAGTTCCAGAGGATATGAGAATACCTATGTGGAAATGGATTTATGATAACAAAGATTTATTTCATGTAGAAAAAGAATCTTTAGAAGAACAAGTATCTAAATTTTTCAGTAGTTTAGGTGCTGTCTTTGCCACTCTTGGATCTGCAGGTATCACAATCTACAGATTTATCAAGGCTGGATTGTGATTTCTTATTAGCAGCATCAACACCAAAGGTTGCCAAAGCAGAAGTAAAGACGGATGCTATAAAAGTAGCATCCATTTTTTTTAGATAATCCATATAGTTTAGGGTCAGTAAGGTGGCAGACCATCCCAGGATTAATAATCTAATTGCTGTAAATGAACTGATATTTTTCATCTTCCTTCCTGCTTATGAATCCAAGTCTTAAGTTCGTGAAGATATTTTCTTAACATATCTGCTTTTTCAAGATGCCACGAATCACCACTCTTGAAATACTCTTGAGTGTGATTATCAATTGCTTTTAGAATGTTGTGTATCGGTGCGTTCCAAGGCTCACGTTTTGGAGTATTCCACTCTCGTGGCATAATTCCTCACTTCTTTTTGCCACCATTCTTTGCTTTTTTCGCAGTCGCATTACCTTGATTCTGTTTTGAAGGTCCTTTCTTACCCTTCTTGTTAGGCGACTTAGCCATTAGCAGTCCTTATGACACAAGAGTATTTAGGGTCTTGACAGGTTTCTGAAGAACTGGTATGATAAATACAACAACACATTAAGGAATGTAACAGTTCATTAATGTTTGCAACTCCCATTAACCGAGACTTATGGGGAGTATAAACACGTCTCTCATATCCGCACTGGAGGGTGGTGCGGAAATAACGATACCAGTTCGTCCCCCGAACTCTTATCTAACACTCTTACAAATGACTGCTACAATTTCACAACAAAAACAACTTAATACTTGGGACAATTTCTGCGAGTGGGTTACTTCAACTAACAATCGTCTGTATGTTGGTTGGTTCGGAACTCTAATGATTCCTACCCTGCTTGCTGCTGCTATTTGCTTCATCGTTGCCTTCATTGCTGCACCTCCTGTAGACATTGATGGTATCCGTGAACCAGTTGCTGGTTCTCTCATGTATGGAAACAACATCATTTCTGGTGCTGTTATCCCTTCGTCCAATGCAATTGGACTGCACTTCTATCCCATCTGGGAAGCTGCCTCTCTCGACGAGTGGCTATATAATGGTGGACCATTCCAACTGGTCGTCTTCCATTTTCTGATTGGTATCTATGCCTACATGGGTCGTGAGTGGGAACTTTCCTACCGTCTTGGTATGCGTCCTTGGATCTGTGTTGCTTATTCCGCTCCTGTTGCTGCTGCTTCTGCGGTGTTCCTTGTTTATCCTTTCGGTCAAGGTTCCTTCTCTGACGCAATGCCTCTCGGAATCTCGGGTACGTTTAACTACATGCTCGTCTTCCAAGCAGAACACAATATCCTTATGCATCCGTTCCATATGCTTGGGGTTGCTGGGGTATTTGGTGGCTCTCTCTTTAGTGCTATGCACGGAAGTCTGGTCACGTCTTCACTCGTTCGTGAAACGACTGAGAACGAATCACAGAACTATGGTTACAAGTTTGGACAAGAAGAAGAAACCTACAATATCGTAGCTGCACACGGTTATTTCGGTCGTCTGATTTTCCAATACGCATCGTTCAATAACTCACGTTCACTGCACTTCTTCCTTGCCGCATGGCCTGTAGTTGGCATCTGGTTTGCTGCTCTCGGTGTTTCTACGATGGCTTTTAACCTTAACGGTTTTAATTACAACCAGAGCATTCTTGACTCACAAAATCGTGTAATCAATTCCTGGGCTGATGTTCTTAACCGAGCAAATCTTGGGTTCGAAGTAATGCACGAAAGGAACGCACATAACTTCCCTCTTGATCTGGCTGCTGCTGAAACCACTCCTGTGGCGATGATTGCACCTTCAATTGGTTGATTTAAATTAAATAATTTTTTAGAGACCCGAAAGGGTCTCTTTTTTATGCCTAGTTGTATAAATAGTTGAAGTTATGGTATAATAACTTCAACAACTAGAAGAAATATGAGAACTTGTAAAATCTGCAATCAATCAAAACCACTTACCGAATTTTACCAAACCATAAGAAAAGGAAAACCTTATGGTTATCATGGAAAATGTAAAGAGTGTTACATTAAGAAACAGCAAGAAAGTTATGACCCATTAAAGCAGAGGGATGAAAATCTTAAACAGAGATATGGTAAAAACTTTGGATTATTAGAGTATAATGCTCTTTTAGAAAATCAAGAACATAAGTGTGCTATTTGCGGAACTACCGAACCGAAAGGAAGAAAATCTGGAAGAGGTGGTTCAATAGATGTATTCTTTGTTGACCACGACCATAAAACTGGAAAAGTTAGAGGATTGCTTTGTAATATCTGTAATAGAACTATTGGTTATGTTGGAGAAAATTCTGGTATTTTGGAAGATATGATACTCTACCTCAACAAACATAAGCACTAATACTGATTGACTTTTTCTTTAAGAAACATTACAATAAATATTACAAATCATTACGGAGGTTTGATGGTTTCGTCTACAATTTCTCAACCTATTCAACAGAGGGGGTGGTTCGATGTTCTCGATGACTGGCTTAAGCGTGATAGGTTTGTGTTTGTCGGTTGGTCTGGCTTACTTTTATTTCCGACAGCTTATCTCGCTCTTGGCGGGTGGCTTACAGGAACCACCTTCGCAACTTCGTGGTACACCCATGGAATTGCGAGTTCATATCTGGAGGGGTGTAACTTTCTTACTGCTGCTGTATCTACTCCTGCTG